CCACTAGAGAAAGTAATGAAATTAAATCCTGTTAACTTTAAGTACAAAAATTCTAAGACTGTACAGGATGGATTCATAGCACACGAGATACAGGAGATACTTCCATATCTTGTGACAGGAGAAAAGGATGGAGCAGAAATGCAAGAGGTAGACTACTCTAAGCTCACCCCTATACTAATTGCAGCAATTAAGGAACTCAAACAAGAAATAGATAAACTAAGAAACAAATGAAAAAGCTAGGCATATATAAATTGAGCTGGGAAGAATCAGGGTATTTTTATATAGGTCAGTCTATTGATATTCAGAATAGATTTAATCGCCATAAGTACTTGATGATTAACAACAAGAATAAAAGTGGATTTATTCAAAGCGTTTACAACAAGTATGGTATGCCTTCATTTGAAATATTGGAAGAATGTTTATATGATGATTTGAATTCTAGAGAGCAGCATTATTTAGATTTACATTTTGATGATGATAAGTGTTGCAATCTTAATAAGAATGCAGTGAGCTCAAAAGGACATAAGTATTCTAAGGAGACCATTGAAAGAATGAAGATGTTGAGATCTGGTAGTCAAAAAAAAGGAAAGGAAAATCCAAACTACGGAAGAAAAGCATCTTTAGAATCTAGAAAAAAAATGTCTGAAGCTCAGAAGGGAGATAAATCAAATAAGGCTAAACTAGTACTAGATACTCAATCAGGAGTTTTTTATTATTGCTTAAAAGAACTTACTGATTTGTATGATTTAAACCATAGGAATATGGCAAGATATTTATCAGGAGCAAGAAAAAATAAAACTATTTATATTTACGCTTAAACAAAATAACAATGAAGACAATTGAGCCAATTTTCATTTGGGTAAATGGAACCCAAGATGAAGGAACTATTCTAAATGCATATTGCATTAATGACAATCTAAGTACCTCAGGAACATTTTACTATTCTATATTGAGTGATGCTCAACAGCAACTTGCTCAAGGGAATCTTACTATGACTGGAGAGGACTATCAAGCATGGCAGACAAATGATTATGCCTATGACTGGGTTGCAGGTCAGCTGAACCTAACTATCACAGGTGACTATGTTCCACCAGTGCCTCCTGCACCTGAGCCAACTCCTGAGCCAGAAGTTGGTGCAGAATAAAAAATAGTAGTATATTTGTCAAAAATCTAATTCTTATGAAACTCAAATTAAAAGACCTAGTGCTCTTAAGGCAAGAGCTTAATGGGTTGTCTGATCGGACAACTGGACAAGTTTTCTATAAGGGACTGCTTTTGCAGGAAATTCATTTCAAGGCTAAGTATCATCTTTCAAAACTTTCTAAAGAAGTTGAAAAAGAAATTGAACAACTTACTGAGTCTGAGAAGGAGTTATTTAAGAAGTACTTTGGAGAGACAGAGCCAGAGCAAACAAAAGAATTCTTTGAGAGTGAGGCATTTATCAACTACAGTACCGATAGAGCAGAGCTGTTTGATGAAGAGATTGACTTTAAAGATTTCTCTTTCTCAATCGATGATCTTGACTTTAAGTCAAGCGAATCATACCCAACATTCATTGAGCTATTCCTAAAGTAATATCACAATATTAAGTAGGGTTAGACAGTCCCACTTCAGCATAAGCTGTGGTGGGATTTCTTTTTATGACATAAAAAATGACTATTTTTGGGAAAAAAAACAATTACGTAAATGAGTAATATTCCACCATTTGAACAGGTATTAGGTTTAGGCGTTATAGGGGCGGTTACTTCGATAATGAACATTAATGAAACCCTTAAATTCCTAATTTTAATTTTGACTTTTCTAGGTTTGATAATTAAACTTTGGGAGCAAATTAAAAAAAGTGAGTTTTTTTTAAATGATGTTAAAAATATCTGGCGCAAAATATTTAAGAAGTTATGAAAAAGTTTTTTGAATGGTCAAAAGGATTCCTATCCGAAAACGGAGAGGCGTCAAGCAAAAGATTTGTAGGTGTATTTAGTGCTATTGCTCTTTGCTACACGCTTTATGCTAACCACGATGCAGTTAATGAACCTTCTGAGGCTTTGGTTTACTCGGTAGCTGCTTTGTCTGCTGCTGCACTTGGAATTAGCGCAGCTGAAAAGATATTTAAAAAGCCTAATAGTGAAGAATGAAGAACCTTAGCAAGGAAGAACTATTGAGCCGAATGGAGGCGATTAATCGTAGCAATGCGATTATTTACTTTGACTTGAATGGTTTTATTCTTGGAGTGAATGTTATTTTTTTAAAAGCTATGGGATTAGCTGAAGATGAACACAATAAATTAATTGGGAAACATCATTCTATTTTTGTTAGTTACGAATACTCTAAATCAGATGAGTATACAAAGTTTTGGGAAACTCTACGTGAAGGAAAGTTTTTTGAAGGTGAATTTGAAAGAAGAAAAATAGACGGAAGTCCTATCTATTTACAAGCGACTTATAATCCTATCTTTAATGAGGTCGGTGAAATAACAAAGATCATGAAGATCGCTACTGATATCAGCCAAACTATTGAAAGTAAGAATAAGATTGAGGAACTATCTCAAAATATAAAAGCAGAGTTGGAAAACTCAAATAAATTAAAGGCAGCAATCGAAATTGAAAAGGATGCAGCATTAAATGACTTAGACGCTACTATTAAGAAAAGTCAAAACGAGTTAATTAAGGTTATCGTAAAGTCTGCTTTATTTGTGATAATGAGTGTAGGTTTTATCACTACTGTGATGTATTCATTCGCTATACTATCAAATAAAGACACGCAAATTATTGGTTCAACATGGTCAAACATGTTTTCAGTTTTATTAACAAATGCCTTCTCCATTGTTGGCACAATTATGGGAATTAAATACGCAACTCAAGAAGAAAAAAAATGAACACATCAAATTTAGCAACAAAATTACCAAAAGCGGCATCTTCTTACATGCTACAAGTTGTCGATAAGTACGACATTAAAAATCCTTTACATCTTGCTCACTTTCTAGCACAAATTGCGCATGAGTCAGGTAACTTCCAATTTGTTACTGAGAATCTAAATTATTCTGCTGAAGGTCTTCGAAAGGTATTTCCTAAGTACTTTGCAGATAATATTATAGCGATGAAGTACGCAAGAAACAATGAGGCAATTGGTTCACGAGTGTACGCCAATAGAATGGGTAACGGGGATGAGGCGTCAAAGGAAGGGTTTAAGTTTAGAGGAAGAGGTTACATCCAGTTGACAGGTAAGAGCAACTACAAGGATTTTTCTGACTTCATTAAAGAAGACTGTGTTGCAAATCCAGATTTGGTAGCAACAAAGTATCCTATGGACTCAGCAATCTGGTTCTTTGATAAGAATAAACTTTGGGATATTTGCGCTAAAGGTTCAGGTGATGATACCGTAACCGCAGTTACTAAAAGAGTTAACGGTGGAACACATGGTTTAGCAGATCGAATTGCTAAGTTTAAACTATACTATTCACTTCTACAACAAGCTTAATATGAACAAAAATATTCTAGAAGTATTGGCTTGGTTTATTTTCGGGGCTGTTGTTACTATTATAATTTATCCTCGCGAAGAACAGGAGAGTACTTTTGAGGTTGTAACTGAAGTTAAGACTGACACAGTTTATACTGAGATTGTTGACACTGTTTACATCCCTAAAAAAGAAATAAAAACTCAAGTTTTAAGGGACACAGTATTGGTTGATTATAAGCCCACTATTAGCTCGTTTGAGACTACATTCCCATTTGAGTATGGAAGTACTAAGGTTAGTGGAGAAGTCTTGGGAGAAGTGCTTAAAATGACGGCTACTAACGATTATAAGATACCAGTTGTTACAAACACAATTACTGAAACAAGAACAGAGACAATTGTTAAAAAACCAAAAGGTATTTATGTTGGTGCGGCAGTTAACTCTTTACTTGAACCAAGCGCATCGGTTTCGTACTTAGACGACAAGTATTTATTCAGTTACCAGTACCAACCATTTAGTCGATCTCATCAGATTGGAATTAGCAAAAAATTGTTTTAATTTGCGATATTAGATAAAAAAACTCATATTTGTATTTAATTATAATCAAATGGCACAAATCGAAAAAACACAACTAGAGAAGATCCACAGTCTACGAGTAGCTTACGCAACAGCTAAATTGAGAATTGCTGAGATCGAAATTGAGAAGCAGGGTCTTTTCATTCAACTCTCAAAGGTATCTGAAAAGATTGCTGAAGAAGAGGAAGCTATCAAGGCTGAGTTCGGAGAGGACGCAGTCATCGACCTTAAGACAGGTGAGGTAACCAATGGTAATTCGTAAAGTATCTATCGGTGCAGACTACAAGGGTAGTTCTATGCACTACGTTGTAGGTCAATCTGTTTTCAACGACACTTACAGAATACATCTAATTAGAGAGGTCAATAGACGTATCGAGATATTTGTTATTCATGGTGAAGAAGGATCGGGTGAGATTTACCTATGGAAGACCTTCAACGAAAACATGCCAGCAACTTTAGAGTTTAATTTGGACTTTGAATGAGATCACCATTTCACTTTATTGTAGAGCCAGTAGGTGGTTCTAGATACGATAACGTGAAGAGCATTGGAGGTATAGACTTTATTACTAGCTCTTCAAAGGAAGATCACAAGGCATCTAATAGACACGCTAAGGTTTTGGCTACACCTATTGGATACACTGGAGATGTTATGCCAGGAGATATTGTGATTGTTCACCACAACGTATTTAAGTACTACAACGATGTTCATGGTAATGAGCGTAGCGGTAGGTCACATTTATTTGACAGCATCTTCTTGATTGATGATGATCAGTTCTATCTTTACAAGAGAGATGGCGACTGGAAGGCTCACTCACGGTATTGCTTTGTTATGCCAGAGAAAAGAATGGATAACTACATTCTTTCAAAGATTGGAAACGAGGAGTACCTGAGAGGTACGTTAATATACCCTAACCAAGATCTTATTGACAAGGGTTTAAAGAGCGGTGACAAGATTGCCTTTACTCCAGAGAGTGAGTATGAGTTTGAGATAGATGGAGTTACACTATACAGAATGTATTCTAAAAATGTTTGCATAGAGCTGAATGGAGTTAAATGAAACAAAGAGAAAGATTATCAGTGCTGGCCGAAAGGCTGTGATGCACTTGATAGAAGTTGCAGAGGAGAGAATCATCTCTGGAGGAGAAGAAGACCTTTCCGCTGACAAGCTAAAGAACGCTGCTGCTACTAAGAAGCTGGCAATATTTGATGCGTTTGAGATACTTGATCGTGTTGAGGCAGAGGAAGAACTGCTAAATAAAACAGACGTAGATGAAACTGGAAAAGGTGGATTTGCTGAACGAAGAGCAAAGAGACACGGGTAAGTCCCTGTACACTATTATTGATGTTATACCCGAGAAGGATAGAATTAAGGGTAATACCAAAAAGATATATCAGTACGGGTATAACTCTGAGTATGATCTTGTGGTTATATCTAAGGACGGTACCATTGGTGAAATATATCAGATCAACGGATTAAAAGTAGCATTACCAGAGGAGCCTAAGAAAGTTTACAGCAGGTCTGCAAAGAAAGAAGATCAGTACTGGGCGAGATCTGAGTTTCCATCAGCTCTTTCTAAGATAAAGTCAATCTTCCAGTGGAACAAGATGCCTCTCCAGTTTAGAAATAACTGGGTAGATTACATTGACGCTGAGTTCGACAGGAGAGACAATGGTTTCTGGTTTAAGAATAACGGGATCTCAACATACATTACTGGTGGCCATTACATGTACTTGCAGTGGTCTAGCATTGACGTTGGTTTCCCAGACTTCAGAGAGGCTAACAGAATCCTTTACATTTACTGGGAGGCTTGCAAGGCTGACCCAAGATCTTTTGGTATGGTGTACTTGAAGATCAGACGTTCTGGATTTTCGTACATGGCAGACGGTGAGATTGTTAACATCGGTACAAACATCCACAACGGACGTATAGGAATTCTATCGAAGACTGGTCCAGATGCAAAGACGATGTTTACCGATAAGGTTGTTCCTACGTTTAGGAATTATCCGTTTTTCTTTAAGCCTATTCAGGACGGTATGGATAACCCACGTACTGAGCTGGCATTTAGAATACCATCCTCTAAGATCACTGCAAAGAACTTTAAGACTATGCACGATGAAGAGGAGCCAGAGGAAGGTCTTAACACTACTATTGACTGGAAGAACACCGCAGACAACAGCTACGATGGTGAGAAGCTACAACTGTTGGTACATGACGAAAGTGGAAAGTGGTCACAACCAAATAATATTCTGAACAACTGGCGTGTAACAAAAACATGTTTGCGTCTAGGTAGAAAGATTATTGGAAAGTGTATGATGGGATCTACATCCAACGCACTTGACAAGGGTGGTGAGAACTTCAAGAAGTTGTACGAAGACTCAAGACCAAACAAGAGATCAGAGAACGATCAGACTAAGAGTGGTCTTTATGCCCTATTTATTCCTATGGAGTGGAACATGGAAGGCTTTATAGATAAGTACGGCATGCCAGTATTTAGAAAGCCTGAGAACCCTGTAATAGGGGTCGATGGTGAGGTTATAAACCTTGGGGCTATAGACTATTGGGAGAATGAAGTAAAGTCTCTTAAAAGCGATCCTGATGCCCTTAACGAGTTCTATCGTCAGTACCCTAGAACAGAGTCTCACGCGTTCAGAGATGAGAGTAAGCAGTCGATATTTAACCTTACCAAGATCTACACTCAAATTGACTTTAATGACAGCTTGATCGCTGGCAGCTTTACCACTAGAGGATTCTTTAGCTGGAGAGATGGTAAGAAGGACAGTGAGGTTGTGTGGACTCCAGATCCAAGAGGAAGGTTCAACATATCCTGGGTTCCTCCACGTGGTCTACAGAACAGGGTTGACAAGAGGGGCGATTTGTTCTACCCAATGAACGAGCACATCGGTGCGTTCGGTTGTGACTCCTACGATATCTCTGGGACTGTAGATGGATTTGGATCTAACGGAGCATTGCATGGTTTGACTAAGTTCAACATGGAAGACGCTCCAAGTAATGAGTTCTTTCTAGAGTATGTTGCACGTCCTCAGACGGCAGAGATATTTTTTGAGGAAGTATTGATGGCGTGCTTCTTTTACGGTATGCCAGTATTGGCAGAAAATAACAAGCCAAGACTGCTGTACCACATGAAGAACAGAGGTTACAGACACTTCTGTTTGAACAGACCAGACAAGCCACTTTCAAAGTTGTCACCAACTGAGAGAGAGCTTGGTGGTATACCTAACTCAAGTGAAGACGTACGACAGGCTCACGCATCAGCTATTGAGACGTACATTGAAAAAAATGTTGGACTAGACATGGAGGCTACGTACAGAGATCCTTCAGAGATGGGTTCAATGTACTTTAACAGAACTTTAAATGATTGGGCTAAGTTTGATATTAGTAATAGAACAAAATACGATGCCTCTATTAGTTCTGGCTTAGCAATTATGGCTAATCAAAAGCACATGTATCAGCCTGAGAGAAAAGAGTCAAAAATAAGCATTAAATTTGCAAGATACAAGAACAATGGGACAACCAGTCAAATAATTAGCTAATGCGGAAAGAGTCGAATATAAACATATCTCCGATCCAGTTTCCAAGTCAGCTTGCCACAGATGCAGAGAAGGC